CTCAGCGTTTTATTTTAATGGAGCCACCGGTAAAAAACATTAGGGACAGTTAGTCCCTTTTTTTGTGCTCAAAAATTTGTGCATAAAAAAACCCCATCCAAAGATGAGGTTTATAGTTGGTGGAGGTGCGGAGAGTCGAACTCCGGTCCATAACATCCTGTCAGATAAGGACTACACGTTTAGGTTAAGGTTATTTCATACCTTCCAAAATATTTGGTTCCTATTTTGACATTGTCACCAAAAACTGTGTCGAGTTCACTTTTGTTACGGTAGCCCTCTGAACGAGACCGTTGTTTTCTTTTAGAGTGAAAACCAACTCATCTGCGACTTCTGTTGCTAGGTTATCTGTCTGATCGACCCCCCGTTTCCGTATCTTATTAAGCTACAGTAACTTCAGAACCTCTTAAAAAACCAAGAGTTTCCATTTTGTTTAGCACATTGCCAGTTGTTTTGTAAGTCAGTTTTTAAAGAGATTAACTTAGTCCCTACGTGCCCTTGATCTTCAGCCAACGCCTGTCAAATCCAAAACCACCCCCATGTTTTTTATAAACTACTTATAAATACAAAGATAATAATATTTATCATATATGCCAAGTAGTACATTTGAATATTTAAAAAATTTTTATGAAAAAAAGGGGGGACATTACCAAGAGAATGATGATGAACTTATTTATTCTATTCACCCAAAATCAAATATACTACAATCTGTCGTTTATATTGTATTTAATGACTCAACAGATTTTTTGAAAACTTTAGGAGTTACTGATGATGAGGATATTTACACTTATGACGCTTTTATGGGATCATATCATTATAGAGATTTTGATTATTATAGATTTTATGAAGAATTTAGAGATGGTTACTTAATTGATGGTCTAAACGACAAAAACAAAAATTTATTTAATAACATATTAAATTATATTCCAAGAAATGAAAGTGCTGAGGAATATTTGAATGCGGCTTATCCTCGTGAAATTGATGAAATAATAAATATTTATGGATCAGAATACACCGATTGTGTATCAAGATCGGTTCAAAAAATTATAACTCAAGAAACAAAGAATCCATATAAAAATTTTGGAATTATTGAGGTTGTTCATGGATATAAATTCAAAACTACTTTGGGAACTTTACTTAGATTGTATAGAGTTGTTGGTGACTATGATCTTACAATTTCAGATTTGTTAGAAACATTAATTAAAAAATACAGACCAAATTACGAAGTTGGCGCTTGGAATGAGTTAGAATACAATACTTGGTGTGATGATTATGATAGTGAAGGTGTGAATGATAGAATTCAAAAAGAGTTAGAAACAATTTTTGAAGATATTTCAGAAAGGGCCTCCAATGGATATACCGAATTGATAAACAAAATTTTGGATTTTGGCGGATTTGGAAAACAAATAAAAACAAAGGTTTTAGATCGAAGTGTGATTTTTGATAAAATTGAAAATTTGGAATACCCGATTGTGTTTTTTAGGTTATTAAAACAAACAAAAAATGGTGTAAAGGTCGAAAAAAGAAGTTTAAAAACTATTGATGAGTTAAACATGGTTATGTACCAACCTGAATTATTTGAAAGTTTTAAAAAAATACTTAGAAAACTTTTGTAAAATAGTAAAAATTCTTTATCTTTGTTAGTATGGAAAGAAATCTCAATTTTTTAAAGGAAGTGCTATCTATACCTTCCAAAACTTACAAAGAAGAAATATTAGTACAATTTATTGTTGATTGGCTAACGGAAAATAAAATTCCACATTTTGTTGATGATATGTATAATGTATACGCCGTAAAAAAAACGGATGAAAATGTACCTTATTTTCCTTGTGTTATAAGTCATACAGATACTGTACATGATATTGATACTATAAACGTTGTTGAGGAAATTTTACCAAATGCTCAAGGTGAAATGAAATTATCTTTGAAGGCCTACAATGATAAAGGGGATCCAACAGGTATTGGTGGTGATGATAAATGTGGTGTTTTTGCTTGTTTGGAGTTATTAAAAGAGTTACCAAATATTAAAGCTGCTTTCTTTGTTTCTGAGGAAGTTGGATGTATAGGATCATTTCAAGCGGACCAAAAATTCTTTTCTGACGTTGGTTACTGTATACAATTTGATTGCCCAGAAAATAATATGATTTCAGAATATCTTATGGGTCTACCTATGTTTAGTAGAGAATCTGAATTTTTTGAGGTAGGATCCAAATTAATAACCGAAAGTTTTCCAAAAGATTTGAAATATCAAAAACATCCTTATACAGATATTTTCCCTTTAAGAAAAAATTTTAATTTATCTTGTTATAATGTTTCTATAGGTTATTACCAATATCACACTAAAAATGAGTATGTTGTTGTTGAGGACACATTCAATGGTATAGAGTTAGGAAAAAAACTAATAAAAGATTTGGGTTACAAAAAATATTAAAAAAGGGGGTTTAAACCCCCTTTCTTTTTGACTTTTTTAATTTTGGTTCTTTTATTTTTATCTGATCATCATCAACATACAAAATGTAATTAACATTTTCTAAAACCTCATCCGTTAATATTTTTTCAGAAATTAAATCTTCTATTTTATCTTGGATTGCCCTTTTAATTGGTCTAGCGCCAAATGTTTCATCAAAACCTACTTTAGAGATAAAATCAATTACAGATAACTCATACTCGAAATTGTAATTTTTTTCTTTGACTCTTTTAAGTAAGATATCAATTTCTAACTTTGTTATTTTATCAATATGTTCTTTTTGTAAACTATTAAAAAATACCACGTCATCAATTCTGTTTAAAAATTCAGGTGCAAAAAATTTGTTTAATTCTTTTTTTAATACTTCTCTTCTATATTCTTCTTGGACAGCATCACTTGTATTACTTTTAAAACCTACACCAGTTCCGAAATCTTGTAATTTTTTTACCCCAATATTTGAAGTCATGATGATTAAGCAATTTTTAAAATTAATTTTTCTACCCAAAGAATCTGTTATATGTCCGTCATCTAACATTTGAAGAAGAGTTGAGAATATGTCTTTGTTTGCTTTTTCTATTTCATCAAATAATACAACTGAGTAAGGTTTATTTTTTACCTGTTCAGTCAATTGACCCCCTTCATCATGACCAACATATCCTGGTGGTGAACCAATTAATCGAGATATTGTGTGTTTTTCTTGATATTCACTCATATCAACACGAATTAAACTATCTTCACTACCAAAAATTTCTTTTGCTAACTGTTTTGCTAAAAACGTTTTACCAACTCCCGTTGACCCCAAAAATATGAATGAACCAATTGGTTTGTTTGGATCTTTAATTCCAATCCTGTTTCTTCTAATTGCTTTTGAAATTTTCAAAACAGCATTTTCTTGACCAATTACTTTGTTGTTAAGATTATCTGACAAATTAATTAAGGAATTTTTTTCATCAAGGTTTATTTTGGAAACGGGTATTTTAGTCATGTTTGACACAACTTCATAAACCAACTCCTCGGGAATTTGTCTTTTACTTGTTTTTAAAAATTCTTCAAATTTCTTTTTTTCTTCTTCTAAATTTGCTAAAACACCACGTTCACGATCCCTCAATTCGGCGGCTTGTTCATAATTTTGTTTTTTTATGACCTCCATTTTTTGTTTTTTAATTTCCTGTGCTTCCGACTTTAAGTTTTCAATAACTTCAGGTAGTTTTATGTCAATTTGCATTCTTGACCCAACCTCATCCAAAATATCAAAAGCTTTATCAGGAAACTCTCTATCAGTGATGTATCTGTCAGCTAATTCGACAAATAACTTCAAGGTGTCATCATCATAACTTACCTTGTGGTGGTTCTCATATTTATCTTTACTTTGTTTTAAAATCTCTAAGGTTTCAGATTTTGAGGATGGGTCGACAATTATTTTTTGAAATCTTCTTTCTAAAGCTCCGTCTTTTTCAAAACTTTTCCTGTATTCATCAAGTGTTGTTGCGCCAATACATTGTATTTCTCCTCTTGATAACGCTGGTTTAAAAATATTTGAAGCGTCCAAGGATCCTGACGTGTTTCCCGCCCCAACCATGTTGTGTATCTCATCGATAAAAATTATAATGTTAGGTGATGCGGTAATTTCTTCTATAATAACTTTCATTCTTTCTTCAAACTGACCTCGATATTTTGTACCCGCAACCAAGGAATTAATATCTAATGAAACTATTCTTTTATCTAACAAATTTTTTGGGCATTCTCCATTGTTGATCATAATTGCCAAACCCTCTACTATTGCAGTTTTTCCTGCCCCAGGTTCTCCAATTATAATCGGGTTATTTTTTTTTCTTCGTGATAAAATTTGTGCAATTCTATAAATTTCTTTTTTTCTTCCAATAACAGGATCTAATTTACCTTGTTCTGCCAACTTATTTAAATCCTTACTAAAATTATCTAATACCGGTGTACCACTATCAGATTTTTTTTTGTTTTTTTCTCCGTCATCTAATGATTCTATCATGTCTTTTTTTTTAATAATTTAGAAAAATATTTGATAAAAGTCCATAATATAAAATAACCACAACTTATCACTTGACTATATGACAAATTGTCAGTATTTTTGAAATGGCACAAAATTCGGGAAAAAACAAATCAAAATAAAAAATAAAATTTAAAATGAAGTAAAACTATGGGAAAAATTATTGGAATTGACTTAGGTACAACTAATTCGTGTGTTGCCGTGATGGAGGGTAAAGAACCTGTCGTCATTGCTAACAGTGAAGGAAAAAGAACTACACCATCAATTGTTGGGTTCATAAAAGATGGTGAAAGAAAAATTGGTGATCCCGCAAAACGACAAGCGGTTACAAATCCCGACAAAACTATCTACTCAATCAAAAGATTTATGGGAAGTTCTTTTGATGAAGTAAAAAACGAGACAACAAAAGTTCCCTATAAAGTGGTGAAAGAAAACAAATCACCAAAAGTCAAAATAAACGATAGAACGTATTCTCCACAGGAAATATCTGCCGCTATTTTGCAAAAAATGAAACAAACTGCCGAGGATTATCTAGGTCAGACAGTAACAGAAGCGGTTATCACAGTTCCTGCATATTTTAATGATGCACAAAGACAGGCAACAAAAGAAGCCGGTGAAATTGCGGGTTTAACAGTCAAACGAATTATCAATGAACCAACTGCAGCGGCTTTGGCATACGGACTTGATAAAATGTCAAAAGACATGAAAATTGTAGTTTTTGACTGTGGTGGTGGAACACACGACGTTTCCGTACTTGAACTTGGTGACGGTGTATTTGAGGTTCTTGCCACCGATGGAGACACTCATTTAGGAGGAGATGACTTCGATCAAACATTGATTGATTTTTTAGTTTCAGAATTTCAAAAAGATAATGGAATGGATATTTCTAAAGATCCAATGGCCCTACAACGACTAAGAGAGGCTGCAGAAAAAGCCAAAATAGAATTATCTTCCTCACCACAAACAGAAATAAATCTACCTTACATCACTGCAGATTCTTCAGGACCAAAACACCTTGTAATGACTATTACAAAATCTAAGTTTGATCAATTGACTCAGACATTAGTCGATAGAACAATAAAACCATGTGAATCAGCGTTGAAAAATTCAGGTTTAAAACCAAGTGATATTGATGAAATTATTTTAGTTGGTGGATCGACTAGAATTCCAGCAATTCAAGAAGCGGTTAAGAAATTTTTTGGTAAAGATCCATCTAAAGGGGTTAATCCCGATGAGGTTGTTGCTTTAGGTGCTGCAATCCAAGGAGGTGTTTTAGCCGGAGACGTAACTGATGTTTTATTGTTAGATGTAACTCCATTGTCGTTGGGTATTGAAACTATGGGTGGTGTATTTACAAAATTGATTGATGCAAACACAACAATTCCTACTAAAAAATCCGAAGTTTTTTCTACCGCGGCAGATAACCAACCAACAGTTGAAATCCATGTATTACAAGGAGAAAGAACAATGGCAAAAGATAACCGAACAATTGGTAGATTCAATTTGGACGGTATACCGCCAGCCAGACGGGGAACCCCTCAGATTGAGGTTACATTTGACATCGATGCAAATGGTATTATAAATGTTTCTGCGGTAGATAAGGCAACTAACAAAGTCCAATCTATTAGAATTGAATCGTCATCAGGTTTATCTAAAGAAGAAGTTGAAAGAATGAGACAAGAAGCCGAATTGAATGCGGAAGTAGATAAAAAACTCAGAGAAGATGTTGATACACTAAACTCAGCCGATTCTTTGATATTTCAAATGGAAAAAAGTTTAACTGATTTAGAAGGGAAAATCGAAGAGTCCGAAAAAACAGAATTAGTTTCTAAAATTGAGAAATTAAAAAATGATTATGAAAAGAAAGATATTTCAGAAATTAAAAATTCAATTGATGATGTTAATTCTAAATTTCAAGAGATTAGTCAAAAACTATATCAATCAACAATGAATCAAGAAGCAACTGAAGAAGATTTTTCAAATGTTGACTTTGAAGAAGTAAAATAATTCTGACAAAATGTTTCTAATAAAAGATCCACCTTCGGGTGGATTTTTTTTTGATCCATATTTATTATTAAACAAAAAAAATGGCAATAACAAAAGAAGAAATCTTAGGTACAAAAATATTAAATGAAATTGATTCATCGAATTTGGTTAGAACAGAGTATGACACCGTATCCAAAAAAATGATTGCGGAATTCAAAAATGGTACTCGTTACGAATATGAGAACGTTCCCCATGAAAAATATACACAATTTAGAATGTCACAATCGCAAGGTAATTTTTTCAATAAAAATATATCAAAAACTTACAAATACACTAAACTTTAAAAGTTTAAGTATTTATTAATATGGATACTGAAAAGGTTTTAAAAAGTTTTGAATTTCAAGATTCCTTAAATACAAAAATTTGGGAAAAAGAAAACGATTCATATAAAATGAAGTCGGAAGTTCGAGATAGGTTGTTGACAATTGCGGAAATGTTTCTTGATTTTTTGAATATAGATGTCATAGTTTCGGACATAATCATGATAGGATCTTTAACTAATTATAATTGGTCAGAATTTTCGGACGTTGATTTACATTTAGTAGTTGATTATGACCAATTTGGTAAAAACTCAAAAGATTTATACGTTGAGTTTTTTGATTTAAAAAAAATCATTTTTAACATGAGACACAACATTACTCTTTTTGGTTATGATGTGGAATGCTTTGTTCAAGATGAAAAAGAAACTACATTCAGTAGTGGTATATATTCAGTATTGAATGACGAATGGATTAATATTCCCAAAAAAGAAAAAAACAGTAAAATAGACACAAACTTGATTAAAGAAAAATCCAAACAATGGATGAGAATTATTGACGGAGTTGTCGATAACATTCAAGACGAAAACCCTGAAACAATCAAAAAGTTAGTCAAAAAGTATAAAGAAAAACTAAAAAAATTTAGAAACTGCGGTCTCCAAAAAGGTGGAGAAATGTCAACAGAAAACTTAGTTTTTAAACTTCTTAGAAGAAATGGATACATTGAAAAATTATTTGAGTTACCAGTAGAACTCATAGATAAAAAGTTGTCAATGACACAATAAACAACAATTATAAAAATATTCTTACAAATAGATATATTTATAGAATAAAAATAATTTATTTAAAAATAAAAAAATGGGAGGATTAAAACCTATCGGAAGTGAAAAACTTCAAGGAAACGACAAATTGAGAAGAATAATGGAAATTGCAAATTACAATTTTACAACTTCTGTTAAGTCGGACGACAACTCATCTACAGAATACAGATTGAAATTGGCCGATGGAAACTCATACGAAATAGTTAGAGAAAAACAAGGTTATATTATTAAAAAAAATATAACGGAAAGTATTTCTGACTATATCGAACCAATGAAAAATAGAAGATATTTTAGTTCATATTCACAAGCTCTAAAGAAATTGAATTTGATGTCTAAAGAAATGAATGAACTATATGGTAATCCTAACGGTTTAGAATTATTTGGGGAGGCAAAATCATTCAAATTGAAAGTTCCAAAACCAAAGGCGGATCTCGAACCTAGTCCCGCTCCTTCTTTGGCTCCGGCTCAACCCGCCCCGGCACCCGCGCCAGCTCCTGTTGACGCATCTTCAACCCCAACACCACCGGCTCCGATGGGAGATTCTTCAATGAATACAGATACAATGGAAGAGCCATCAGGTGGTGAACCATCTGATGAAATGCCAACTGACTCTGAACCAACTGATGAAATGCCAACAGATGATGAGGAAGGAGATGATATGGATGAACCAACAGATGATGAGGAGGATGGAAAAGACCCTTTTAGGATGATTCAAAAATTAGTTGGAAAACTAACTCAAAAAATTAGAAAATTTCCAAAAGATGAGGAAATGACTGCTGAAAATGTAAAATATATTATCAATTCTGTTTTGTCAGCTTTGGATCTTACTTTGTTAGATGAGGATGATGTTGAAGAAATTATGAACAAGTTTGAAAATGAAGAAGAGGGTGATGAAGAAAATTTACCCGATCAAGAAGGGAATATTGAAGATGAAGGACCTGTAGAGGATGAGATCCCAACAGAACCAGATTCTGAAATGAAAGAATATAGCTATAGAAATAGATTTAGAAAAAGAATAGGTGGTGGTTTAGACAACACGGAAAATGAAATGTTTGGTGAATCTTTGGTTGACGCTATAATCTCAAGTTATTTCGATCCTGAAACTGAAAAAATGACAATGTTGGAAAAAAAGATGGAAAGAAAAAAATTAATCAACGAAAACTACAAAACTAATAAATTAGAAGTTGAGAGATTATCTGAGAGTACTTCGCAAATGAGAAAGGCTTTAGAGTTTTTGAAATCTTATCCTCAATCTGAAGTTTTAGGAACAACAAACAAAAAAAATATGGTAATAAAATTGGGTAATGAACAATATAAAATAACACCAAAAGGTAGATTAATTTAGTGAATTATTTAGTTTATATTAATGAATTAGGTCCAAACTATAAAGGAGATAACATATATGAATTTATTTTTTCGGACACTTTGGATGTTTGGGGGGAAAATTGGGATTCGAAACCCGCAAATGGTTACCCAACTCCACCGGATTTAGAATATATAAAAAAAGTAGGAGTTTTAACTTCTGAAGATATAAAATTATCTTTGATTCAAAACTCTGACATTTTTTCTCTTGTTGACTCTACTCAAGGAGTGATATGTTTGGGTTGGGAAAACGACGAGGAAAATGATTTTGATGACAAAAAAAGGTTAGTTTTTCCATTTGGTGAAAACGAAAAATTAGTTAAAGACAAACTGTATGAAAGAGATATGGTTTTAGAATTTGAAAAAAAAGTAGTATATGAAAACTAAATCAAACATTGCAAAACTTTTGGAACATGGATACCACTATGAAACTGTTTCTCAATTAAATGACAAACAAGTTGGGTTTTTGATAGAAAGAATAAAAAAAGAAGAATCTAAAGAGGAAGTTACTCCAGTTACTGAACCGGCCAAAACTTCATATATGATCAAGGGTTCTGGAGATTTACCAAATAACCCATCAGGAAAAGGTTATAAAGTAGAAAAAACCGCTGACGGTAATGTAAAAGCGACTCCTATGGAATCAGAAATGACCGAAGATGATACTTTGAATATTGTTCAAGATCCTGATGCAACTGAAGACGGAATGGGTATTTTTGAAACAGAAATGACAGAAAAATTTAAATCAAGAGCACAACAAGGTTTATTTTTTGCAAGATGTAAAAAATGTAGTAATGAAAACTGTAAATGGTGTAAGATGGCAAAAGAGTTTGCTGACTCTACAACCAAAAAAGAATACAAAAAAATGCCAAAAAAATTACATCCTGAAAAAAAAGTTTCCAAAAAAACTAATGAAAGTTACGAGTTAGAAATGGAAAAAGAACTTCTTAGAATTTTAGAAAACCACATTAATCCATCAATGACAAAGACAGAATTTGTTAATACTTTGATGGAAAAAAAAGAATCGATGATGTTAAAATCCCCAATAAAAAATAATCTTTTCAGTAAAGATTCCGGTATAGAAATGAAAAAACCTATTGGAAATCTATACGGTATTGGAAAAGAAATGGAAGAAAACACAAAAGAAAAAGAAAGAACAAAAAAACCTGGTACAAAACCAAAAACAAGACCTAATGACAATCCATTCGATGATCCAAATCCAGGTGTAGAAGAAAAACCAAAAGCGTCAGACAAAAAAACAAAAAACGAATTTTTATCTCTCATAAACAAAGCTTTAAACATGTAGAATGAATAATAACTTATTAAGAAGGATAATCAAAAAAATAATCAATGAAGACGCAGTTGACTACGGAGATTATGAAGAAAGAATGGATCCAATAGTCCAAAAAAAAATTGAGGATCCTGAAGGGATTTATGCAAAAAATAGGGCTTTTAGAGGAGGATCCCGTGATGTTGAAAGATTGGCGGGTTCTAGATTTAAGGAAATTGTAGATTATGTGAAGGATTATTTTGGTGAAAGAAGAAATTTGACAAATCCTACAGTAAAAAGGGAAATACAAATGCAACAAATGATGGCCGTACAAGAAGCCATGTCTATTGAACCCCTACATAGAGAAAAATTAAGGGATTTAGCACTTGAGATTGCCGCTAAAGAAGAGGGTTGGATGAATCCAAATATTTCTTTACAGGATTTAATAGATAATGGTGTTCTGAGAAAAAGAAAAAAAACGGACGGGGGTGTAGTATATGAAATGAAATTTATTAACCTAATTACTTATCTTGGTGAAAAGAAAATTAATCCAAAGATTTTTCAAATGGAGCCACCAAAATTAGACAAACTACCTATACCACCTAATTTTTCATTTGATGTCGATGAACTCACACCCGAAGAAGAGTTTCAATTAGAAGTAGAAAAAAGAAATGTAATTAACGCTCTTATACAAGGTACTGGTAAAAAAATGCAGTATGCATTCCAATTGTATAAAAATCGATTAGATCAGATAGATCCAAGATTATATCCATTATATAATAAAATTATGGGCGCTAATGACCTTATGTACTTTACTGACCAACAATTGATTGAAATGTTGGGTGGTAATGCCGCTGGATCAATGGGAAAAGATGAAGATCAAGAACAAACATGTAATTCATGTGGTGGAGAAGGTGCTGATGAGGATGGGGATGATTGTCAAATGTGTGATGGTGAGGGTGAGGTAAAAAGACCTACATGGTTTGCAAATGGATTAATTTTTCCAATATTACTTCATGAGTTGGGTAAAGTTTTTGACGCAATTCCTGCAAGAGGTCAATGGACTGGTATGGACCCTGAATTGGCAAATAGAGTAATTTCACAAACAGACACTATGGCTAATGAACCTATGAACTTTAGAGTTGGTACAGAATTACTTAAAAGATTAAGATTTTTACTTCCTGACGAACTTTTATTGGACCCTGAATCAAGAATATATTTACCATATTTTAAAAGAATTTTATATAGAATTCCATCACAAGAATTCTTGAGAGAAATAATTTCAAACGTAATTTCTGAAGACCCAAAAGACCAAAAGAAAGTTAGAAAAAGATTTGAAGAAATTTTATCTCAAGCAAAAAAAGATTACGATAGATATGAATCAAACAAAAGAGACAATGAGGATGACTATGACGAAGATTATGACGATGACTACTCAAACATTTAAATTATAGAATTCAAAACAATAAAAACCCCCTTTTACAAAATAATTGGGGGTTTTATATTTATAGTATATGGGACTAACAAAAGAACAAGTAATGATCGAGTATGTGAAATGTCTTCAAGACACTCCATATGCTCTTAGAACGTACCTTCAAACGTATGATAATACAGTTTCTAAGTATGTACCTTTAGAATTATTTCCCGACCAAATTTCATTACTCAAAGATTATGAAGATTTTGAAGAAAATATTGCGTTAAAATATCGTCAAGCAGGTGTTTCCACTGTGACTGCCGCATGGATTTCAAAACGATTAGTGTTTGCAAAAAAAAATCAACCTGAAAAAATATTGATTATTGCAAACAAACTTGACACTTCTATGGAAATGGCAAATAAAATCAGGGCCTTTGTTGATCAGTGGCCTTCTTGGGTTGGAGCTGGTTTTGCGGCCGAAAAAAATTCACAAAGACATTATAAGTTAAACAACGGGTCAGAAGTTAAGGCAGTTGCAACATCAAAAGATGCACTTAGAGGGTTTACACCAACAATTCTTGTTTTTGACGAAGCCGCATTTATTGAAGCGGATAGTGATTTTTGGGCGGCTTGTATGGCCTCTCTATCTACGGGAGGTAAAGTAATTGTAGTTTCTACACCAAATGGATATGACCCAATTTATTATGAAATTTACGACCAATCTTTAAAGGGTATGAATAACTTCAAGATTTCTGAGATGTATTGGTATAGAGATCCAAGGTATGCTAAAGATCTTTTTTTGGTCCCTACTGATGATTTGATTCATTATTTATTAAACAGAGAGGAATACGATGATTCTAAAAATATATCATTTGCACACATAGACCCTTACCAAAGAGATTACGAAGAACTCCAACATTTTTTTGATAAAGGGTACAAACCATGTTCTACTTGGTATGAGAAAATGGTAAAAAAACTCAAGTATGATAAAAGAAAAATAAACCAAGAGTTAAATTGTGAATTTTTGGGTTCAGGTGATAATGTTTTTGATAATAAGATTTTAGAAGACATTAAAAATAAAACACTTCAAGATCCTTCAACTAAACTTATGGGTAATTCCCTTTGGATATGGAAAGA